CGATCGATACTGGCTTTGTTATCTCCATATTGGACGCTCAGGAGGTTGCGCTGGTTAACCTGCGCGAGCGTACTGGTGATCAGCGCGATAGCATTGTTCTGAATACCGCCGCTGGCCTTATCAGTTTGTGCACCCAGCTCTTCCAGGCGTGATGCCATTGAGGAATCGAGGTCCGTGACAACCTGGCTAAGGTCAGTGATTGATGCTGTATTCTGAGCACCTACAGCAGCTGCTGAATCAGCTTTGTCAGATGCGGCCTGAGTGGCAGCCGTCAATTGACTTACCGCAGAAGCGCGAGCTTCAGTTTCCGTTGCTAAAGCCTGGCGAACATCAGTAATTCCGGCTTCATTCTGCGCAGTTTTTGCCTCAAGGCGAGTAACATCCGTGACGCGCGCTTCCGTCTCAGTGGCGATCACCTCCCGGAGCTGTTCGAATTTCGCAGAGTTAGCCCCCTGCTGCGCAGTCTGGCGCACAACAACATCAGCAATAGCCAGGGCGTTGCCAATGATTGCTTCTGCTGTCTGCTTATTCGAACCTACTGCTGCAGCCAGACCATCGGCGTTCTTCTTAATCGCGTCAGAAAGTTCGGCCAGTTTCTCGCTACTTTCTACGGCACTCTCAATCAGATCCTTGAATACCTCAGAATCTTTAATCTCCTCCAGGATCACATCGGTGATATCGGATACATCGATGCTGGCCTGCCCGCGCACCCATTCTGTGTAACCTGATTCATTGCCGCTGCGGTCCACCAGCTGCGCGCGGTACCAGAAAATCTGTCCAGCCTTAAGGCCCATCTGCTGATATTTGCGCTGTGGGTAAGGCACATCGGCCAGCAGCATCGCATCGTCTTCGGTACCGGTCAGGCTGTACTGGATTTCGGTCTTCAGCGTGTCGTCGGTATTCGCAGGGAATCCCCAGCTAAGCTCGATACCGAAAACCACATTATCAGAAGCGATGAAGCCGACCGGTTTCGGCGGATTGCCCACTTTACCCGTAAGATTTACTTCTGATGATGTTGCCCATACTGATGAAACGTCGCTGGCGTTCACCGCCCTGACACGGACCAGATAGCGACCCGAGTAGATACCCTGCACTTCAAAGCCGAGAGAAGACGTTCGGGGCACACTGATCCAGTTGCCGCTGTCACGCCGCCATTCCGCCTCGTACGCAACTGCACCCTGAACAGCATCCCAGGCAACGCGCATGGTGGTAATCGCAATGTTCTGGTTAACCGTAGAGTAACTGTCTACGACGATATTTCCTGGGGGAGCCTGAACCCCTGGCGGAATGACACTGACTGGCCGCTCGTCCAGTCTTGCGCCGGTATCAACAGCGGAATAGATATCAGGGTTGTAAGTCGTCCCGGTGACCTCGAAAGTACCGTCGTTGTTGTCCCGCGTTCCCGTAACACGGAAAAGCGCTATAAACAGATCGTCAGAGTCCACACCCCAGTTACATTCAGCCTCCGGCGTTTCGCTGTAGGGTGTGGTGACAGTGACTGTGTTTCCGTTAACGGCCTGGACCGTTCTGGCCTGAGCTGTGCCTGACGGAAGATTCAAAAACAGCCGGTTCCCGGCCTTCACATCAGCGGCTCGATCGAGGGTTATGTTGCGGCCGTTAACCGCACTCACCCTGCCACCGATAGTTCTTCCGGCCAGCTCGTTAGCAGCCACGCCGATCACCTCACCAACGGGGGGAACGTCCATGCCCGTGCTGAAGGTCACCACCTCGCCGATACCGTTAGTGAGCAGCGCCCAGCGCCCCCGCCGGTTTGCCTCTGACTGCCTGGTGCAGCCGATCGCAGTCATTTCGAGCTGACGATAATCGAAGCGCATGGCCAGATCGTTATCGTAAACAGGCTCAGGCGTGTCTTTATAGTGGTTGGCTGGGTCTGACCAGTTCACCAGCGCGGCAGTGTTTCGGGTGGTTTCACTCGGATCCGCAAAGGTAAATTTTCCTTCAACAACGCTGGCGTGGTTATAGATGTGCCACACATCCCGTGGCATATCAGCCAGGACATACATCTTATTGTCGCCCCAGTACGTCATGCCGCGAAATATACCCGACAGATCACGAAGTACAGTCCAGGCGTCATTACGGTCCTGGATATAAACGTTGCAACGAAAACGAGGCTCCGTCCCGCTGCTGCCCTTGCCGTCTGGTACCAGTTGATCGCAATACTGGGCGATGCGATAAAGCTCCCATTTGTCTATCTGAGTCGCATCGATTCTTTGACCCAGCCCGAAGCGCTCGTTCAGAATGATGTCGTAATAAATCCAGGCAGGGTTATCCGTCCATGCCCATTTAAATACGCCCTCCCATGTACCAGAGTAAGTGCGGGTTTCGGGATCATAAGTATCAGGTACACGGATGATTCGCCCTTTCGGATTGCACACAACCTGAGGAATGCCATTGGGGAACTGCTTTGCGTCAAACTCTACATACAGCAGCGCTGTGTTAACGTAGCGAAGCTTGGCGTCAATAATTTCAGTTACAGCTACAACGCGCATGGTGTCCACAATATTTACGCTCGTGGAATCCGGCGTGATTCTGCGAACCCGTAACTGCCAGCCAGTCGAGGCTTTTGGAAGATTAACGCGGTGACTACGCTCATAAAGCGACGTAGTTTTGTCATCGACAGCACCGTTAACCACCGTTTCATACGGCCCGCCATCGACCGAAAGATCGATAGCATACTCGACGCGGGTGCCGACTTTGTCGCCGTTGTTTTTCTGGAGCAAAAGAGTTGGCCATCCCAGGCGAATTCGCAGCGCAGAGAGCTGCGTGTTGGATACCGCTCGCACGTAAGGAACAGCCTGTTTCAGCTCATATGAAACCTGAAGTTCGTTTTCAATGCCGGGGAAGCCCTGAATATAGTCCTGGTCCTGAGTGCCGGAACGGAACTCGTATTTTACATTATTGAAGTTATAACTTCCGTCGGCGTTCTGAAGGGGCGTATACGAAGATGAGTCACCAAGAAAGATGTTTTTAGCATCAAGCCCGCCAGCGAACTCACCCTCTCCAAGAGCAATCAGCACCTTTGCCCTGGCAATGGACTGAATGCTGTCCGGTGCTTCAACAGGCGTTCGGGTCTGATTGCTGCCACCTTTACCGCGGCCTTTGATGATTGTCGTCGTCATATCGCGTCCATAAAAAAAGCCACCGTCAGGTGGCTTACAGTGCGTGGTTTGGTTTATTGCTGATCTTCGGTATAAATCCCGGCGGAAATAATCGCGCCACCTATTTCGCGCTGCCCATAAAGCAGGGGGACGGGATTTCCGGATGCTGTTGTATTAACGGGGCCACCAAACGCATAAGAGGGTTTGTTATCAGGATCCTGCCGCATTCGCAGACCTGAAACCTGAGGAGAGAGCATTTGCACTACACCGCCAACGGCCATTGCGGCACCAACGGAAAACATGAGGTTACTTGCTGCGATACTAACTCCCGGCATCCATATGGCAGCAGCGACCAGAGCCGTTCCGAGCAACGCCTGGAAAACTCCAGCTCTTTTACTGCCCCTTATCACAGGGATTATTCTTAACTCATCACCCGGCCCCAGGAGTTCAAACTCTTCGTGCCCGATATTGCGACGATCCCGGAAAATAACAAAATCCAGTCCCTTTGCCCGAGCTTCACGCAGATAAGCATCAAAGCCGTCAATGGTGTTAGAAAGCGCCATGAAAACTTCGCTGGCGGACGTTAGTGCACGGCGATGTGTCCTGCCAAATCGCTGAGCCATTGAGCCGCTGAGTTTGATAACGGTTTTTCTTTCCATTACATCAAATCCTTATAACGCAGAATTTTGATGGTACGGTCACGGTAATAGCCACCGTAGGGAATACGCTGGCTTAGCTGGCCATACATGTGATGCAGTAGCATGTTGCCATCAAGCAAAATCCCGGCATGGTTCGGGACGGTGGACTGAACCTGCATGATAACCATGTCACCTGGCTGAGCGGGACCGTCGTACTCACGGAAACCGCATTCCTGCCAGTTATCCATATAGAGGTTTTCACCCTGCTCCCACCAGTGGCGATCTACGCTGTAGTTGGGCAGTTCAATGCCGTGCTCGGTGCGGAAATAGTCCATGATGAGAGACCAGCAGTCTGCATACCCGAGTACAAACTGGCGTCCTGTGAGGGGACGGTCTCCGCGAGGCATGACGGTGCGAATGTCGCCATCCGGCCACGATGCAATAATCCAGGGCAGTTCCGTGGCGTCACACATCAGCATGTCGATCTCGCTCGGCTGGGTTGTCGCACCGTCGCCGGGATGGCTGTGGACGATCGCCACCACAGTGCCCTGCTCTTCGGCGGCCGCATAATCCTCAGGATTAAGTTCAAATTGCTCAGTCGGCGACTCAGCATTATTTTTGCAGGGGATGTATTTCTCCACCCGCCCCTTCTGAATAACCACGCCACAGCACTCCTCGGGGAAGGATGCGGCGGCATGCGCCAGAATGGCGCTAACTGTTTTGTCGCGCATGATTATCCTCTCAGAAGTGAAGCGCCGGGGAACCCGCCATAATCCAGCTGTTCATTCTCTCCGAAGCGAGGTTTACAGCCCGTTGACAGCAATCCGGAGCAAACATCCTGTGAAGGATCGTCCACCCGATTGCCGTCTTTATCGAACCAGCCGTTTTGCCCGGCGTAGGTGCAGCCGTTCCCCGTTTTGTACCAGCCCCGCATGCACCACGTGCACATTGGCTGAATTTGCCTGGTCGGAATGAGTTGCCCGCGCAGATCGGCTGGACTGGAAAGCTCAAACTCTACGGTTTCATCGTCTGATCCTGATTTACGGTCGATGTAATAAACCTGTTTGCGCTCCTCGTTGGGATTCGCAGTCGGGTTCCCGTCAGGAAAATTTCTGGCGTCCATATAGTGTGCGAAAGTGTCATGGATGATCACCTTTGCTTTAGCCATCCCCTGAAATCTTCGGCACAGCGCGCCAATCGTACCGCTGATGTTTGCAACAGTGAGTGACGGCCGTGAACTCTGGCCGTCACTGCTTACAGATATGCCGGTCAGTTCATACGGCCACGCGCCATACTCCTGCCCCTGCCACCACACCGACTTCGGCTCAAGTTTTGACTCGTCGCCGCCTGCGGCGATGATTTCCGCCTCGGTATGCGGGATTGTCTCGTTGTGAAAGCGAAGAATACCCGCACCGAACGCTGAGCCGTCCACCTCGATCAGGCGGACGCGCTTACCCGGTTCCAGTTTCTGGACATCAGATGAAATACTCATGGATGGTATGCCTGTAAGAATGTGCTGCTGAGGGTGTATTTTTTGTTGCCGTGGGTAGATATCTGGAAGGATTCCGCGCGCCATAAACCTGAAGGCTCAAGCGGTGGCTTCCAGATAAATGACTTCCACCCTGCATGTCTGTTCAGAAAGTTTTTAATGGCCTGAATGTAAGCCTCGTCGCCGGTAAAGCTCACGCTCCACTGAGGTGTTACCGGGTTGATGCCGTCCCCGGCCACCTGTGTATAGCCATCGCCAAACTGCGCCTTTCGGGTACGAAAACTTGTATCAACCTGAGAGGCAACCTTTGGGCACCAGCTGAAGGTTTCGACTGCCATGGTTAAACTCCCTTGATTAATCGCCACAGAGGCGAGCCCGGCATGCTGGCCTGTTCGTTAATGACACCAGTGATGGCATCCTTAAGCTGCCTGCCTGCTGCTCCGGCGGTTCCCTGACTGGCTGCCTGTGGTGATCCACCCTGAATATTGATATCGCCGAAGTTAACTGAAGGCACACCACCAGAGACCTGAGGAGTGCCAACAGCCCGAACACCAAGAGAACCATCAGCTGCACGGGTAAGCGGCATAATGGCTTCAGGTCCAGCCTCCGCAAATACACCCGCTCCTTTGGCAAACGCAAAAAGCTGAGGCGTCTGAAAAACGCCATTGCTGTAAGCGCTCAGGGACGGAGAGTCGTAAACATTACCCTTCGCATTAAAGGTGAAGTTCGCACCAGCATTCTGAATAGCGGTGCCGCTACTGGCGGCAGCGGCGGAAGATGCACCGAAGCTGAAGAATGAGCCTAACGAGCTAACACCATTAGCAAGAGCCATGTTGATTGCAACATTTTCAACAATTTTGAGAACACTTATTCCCCAGTCCTTCCAACTGTCAACGTTGCCATTGAGCATGTCGGTGATCGTGGTGACCGCGCCACCCATGGCCTGCTTCATGCCGTCAGCGGCCATGGAAGAATAATCAGTAGCTTCGTCCACCCAGTTCGCATAACCCTCAGACAGTCCCGTCATCCAGTCGTCACGCTGCGCATCAGAAGCTGCGTAATATCCCTCCTGGTCGCGCAGGCGCTCTTCGAGGTAGCGCTTATTAAGTGCCAGCCCCTGCTGATAGAACGTCTCGTCGATTTCACCAGCCTGACGCTGGCGGAGAAGATCGGTATTCTTCTGCTCAAACTCCTTACGCAGATTGAACTGCTCCTGAAGTCTTTCACGGAACCTGGAGCCCTGCCCGTAGCCCAGCAGTTGCGCTTCATTGGCTGCGCGGGCGCTGGCGTTACTGTCAGCAAGGTTGGCTTCGTAATTTCGCAGTTGCTCACGTAATTTAACCTGGTCAATCAGCGCAGCATTCTGCAATACCGTCTTTTTCTGGGCTTCCGTCAGAGAAGCAAGTTCGCCCTGGCTGACCTGATATTTAACCTTCGCCAGTTCAGTATTCTGACCTTGCAGGGCAATCTGCTCTTTTTGCTGCTTGATAAGGCGCTTATACACATCCTCGGTTTTCTCGCCTTCGGTTTTACCGCCCTTCGCCTTAGGTTTGTTGGCCTCATTATTCCGCCATTCAGCAAGACCGTTATTAATCAACTCCTGACGGCCTGTCTGGAATTGCGGATCACTGGTTAACCCCAGGTCATCGGCTGCATAACTCAGTCGCAGACGCTCTTTTGCTTCACCCTTCAGGCGTGACAACTCCAGATCCCGACGGCTCTTTTCGAGGGCATCGGTTTGCTTTTTGTCGAGGTCGGCCTGAGGAAGTCTGAGAGGGACGTTCGCCAGCCCTTGCCGAGCCATTAATAGCTGATTTCCCAGCCCCAGTAGACGGTTAAATTCAGTATGCTGACCATTCATCAACAGGAGAGATTGATAAGCCCGGTTTTGATTAGCAGCCTCTTCTCGAATGAGTGCCGCCCGGCGATGTTCAAGCCCTTCCAGAACCTGTTGAATAGAAGCGGATTCTTGCTGCATCTGAGCAAGTCTTTCTTGCTCAACAGATAACTGCTCTGTAGCCGTAGCCAGCCCACGAGTCACAGTGTCCAAATATGTCAGGTGGTTAATCATGAAACCACCGCTGGTAGTTGGACCGGGATTACTAATCACTGACTGATAACCAGCTATCTGCTCTTTCAGGCTTTCAACCTTGCTCTTTTGTTCATCAATTAGCCTGTTTTGTTCATTCAGAGCGGCACGAGTTTTCTCTGCATTATCTGAAGCTTCAGGAAGGGTCATTGCCCTCGTCTTTTTACTGACTTCATCTATCGTGCTGGCATACTCCTGAGCAGAGCGCCGAGCCTGCTCCTGATTTTGATACACCGCATACCAGGCACCGGCTCCAAGCATCACCAATCCCGGCACGCCGCCAATGAGCCCGAGGGCACTGCTTAAAAGGCGGGTGCCAACAGATGTGACACTATTGAGATTGCTTTGGGTGGTAACACGATTTGCAAGGTTCCGGTCTCTGGCGGCCTCCGCAGAAGCCAGGCGTCTTTCAGCGATAGCCTGTGCATCGGCGTTTTTTGCTGCCACCAGACCTGCCTGCGCACGCTCAAGCGCTGTTCTGGCTCTGACTTTCTCTGTAGCAGAACCGCTGGCTAGAGCGGTAGTCAGCCTGGCCTGGGCTGCAGTGACTTTTGCTTCTGCCGCAGCAATTTTCTCTTGCTGCGCAGCCTGAACATCTGCGCTACGCGATCTCTGTACAGCTTGCTGAGCCCTATAAACCTCCGCCCTTGAGGCGGCAACGGCAGACTGTGCAGCCTTATCCTGTGCAACGGCAAGAGCAACCTCTGACTTAGCCGCAGAAATTAGCGCGCCGGTTGCGCTCGTGGCGCTAGTTACTACTCCACTGAGATACCTTGCCAGCCCAACGCCAACAAGTGCACCCGCCACTGTTGTGATCGTGGACATATTGTCTGCAACATCACTTAGTGCGCCGCTTACTGCCGAAGAGGTAAATGAATCAAGCGTTTGGGCAACTCCGTCTAGGCCACCAGATAGCGCATCGGTAGCACCTGTAGCCTGGTTGACACCTCCAACCCATGCCATGAACGAGTTTGTGACTTTTTGCAGGGATCCGGAAACTGTTTGCGGCATGCTGGCAAACTCACCCTGTAATGAGCCCAACTGGCTCATTAATGCAGGAACAACCTTATCAATCGTAAGTTGCCCCTGGTCAGCCATGCTCTTCAGGTCTTTGCGGGCCACGCCCATTCCGGCGGCAAGTGCGCGGATAACACGATCACCTGCTTCGTTAACGGCGTTGAATTCTTCACCGCGAAGAACGCCCTGCGCCAGAGCCTGGCTGAATTGAGTGATAACAGAACTCGCTTCCTGAGTATTAGCCCCCGAAAGTTTAAGGCCGGTAGAAACAGCTTCGGTAATTTTCAGAACTTCGTCAGAGCTATACCCAAACTCACGCATTGAAGCAGCTGCGCGTGAAAAAAGGTTTGCGTTGTCTGAAAACGCGGTGCCAGTTCTTTGGCTGATTTCCATTAACTGGCGCTGAGAGGCAGCAAAATCATCAGCTGAAGATGATGCCTGCTTAAGACGGGCGTTTACTGAATTCCACTCATCAGCAATCTGCACGAGCTTACCAGTCGCAAAAGCGGCCGTAGCAGCAGCAGCGGCTCTTCCTGCCGATGCAAACCCAGCGGTCAGATCAGATAACGCCCTTTCGCTCTCTCGGGCGGCAGCGGCAGCCTGACGGCCACCATTTTGCATGGTGCGGTAATAATCCTGCCCCATACGTGAAGCGCGGGAAATTTCCGTCTGGAATGATTGCGAGTTAGCGGAAATTTTGATTATTAACTCACGTAAAGTTGCCATTTAGTCTAACTCCAGACGTAAAAAAACCGCCGAAGCGGTTTTATTTTTATTGTTTCCAGACCTTTTGCCTGGCTTCTTCGAGGTATTCTTCATCAGTCTTAACCGGTGGGGAATCGACTGCTAAATCACTACCACAGTGCTTACATTTAATAGCTTCGCTTTTGATTAACTCTGCACAGAATGGGCACTTCTTCATACCATCGTTTTCAATTAAGTCTTTTTCTTCTGCCGCAACATCCTTCTTTATTACCAAAGAATGTACAAAAGCAATTATGAATAGCAGAGCACCATACACCCACCATGCAAAGAAAGATCTTCCTTTGCTTTGAGCAATTAAGGCTGGAATTAAGCCTATAACAATTGAAACTAGTAAAATTTCCATTTTGTTTCCCCAGCATTATCAGTCTAAGAATCCTAATATTATCTGGGTCAAAAGTCACTGCGTCGCGGCAGTAAGTGCAGCCTCAAGCCCAGCAAACGGGTCCTTCGGTTCTGATTGCTCCTCACCACCCCAGCGCAGGATCGCATCGTCCAGCGGTACTTTTGCCCCCTGCGAACCGTAGATGGCAGAGACGATCTGGGCGGCCTGAATGTCACCGCGAATATCGCCAACCGGACTTTGCCTGTCGTACTCAATCCACATCAGAAGCTCGCTTGCCGTCATATTCTGCCGAAGCTCTGAGAGCGTGCGCCCCATCCGGAGCGCAAGCGACATCAGAAACTTTACGCCGGGGGTTGAGACTTTTCCCGCGCTTCGTCCGCGTTATTGATCAGGTCAAGCGCCTGTTTGAGAAGGCGTGAATGGACGGGGCCGTAGATTTCACGTACCTGCTCTTCTTCGTCTACGCTGAATACCGGTTGCTTATCGGTGTCACACAGAACGTCAATGAAGAGCACCACGTCAGCGCAAAGATTACGGTGTGCCTTTTCCGATACCGACACATTTTCATCATCAGTACCCGCTTTCACCACCTCCTGCCAGCGCAGCCAGGCTTCACCTGACGGCTCACGCAGAACCACTTTGACGCCCTCCCACTCAGGAACGGCGACCGTCTTATGACGAAATCCCGACATCTTAGCCAGGGCGAGATTTTTAATATTCTTCATGAGACCTCTCAGGATCCAGACTCGATGTTTTCAGGCTTACCTTTCAGGCGCAGGGAGAACGTTGCCGCCACTACGCCGTTGGTACCGGAAGACCAGGTGTGCTGGCGGATTTCAGCCAGGAACTTAAAGCCCTTGCCGGACGGGAAGATAACCTGGAAAGCGTAGGTCGTATCGTTGTCATACGCATCACGCAAGGCGTCCTGCGCCGGATTCTTGTAGAAGTTTCCGGACAGAGAGATTTCTGACGGAGAAGGCAGGCCGTTAATGTTCTCCTGCTCGGTCGAGCAAAGCGTTGTTACGTCGATATCCTGCTTCTGACCACCGGTGAACTGAATTTCTTTGATGGTGCAACTCAGATCGAGGAAGGTTGCGGTATCCATCGTTTCTTTGGTGGCTGGCAGGGAGGAAATAAGGATCTTCGTCAGCTGCGATTTTTCATAAAGTGCAGACATAGTTGTCTCCATAAAAGTAAAAACCCGCCGAAGCGGGAGGTGGGTGTCTTTCTGAAAAGAAATTACTAAGTAAATCAATCATGCCTGGAATGCTGAGATTGTCAGCAACAAAGACCATTTCTCGAGTTTAATTGATGCCTGGTAAGTACATCTGTACTTCATCAACCACCCGCTCCCGCGCAGAAAGGAGGATTTTCTTTCTGCCGCCGACACCCCACTTCGCCATCTGGCTGGCGCACTGGCTTATCGCTTTAGTCTCAGTATTAATGATGTGATCTAATTTATTCAGGCGTGACATGGCACTGATGCCGAGGCGAACCACTGTTCTGAACACCTCATATACTTCAATCTCAAACTCAGGCTTAATCCAGGCTGCGTAGCGAATGGCCAGTAGCTCAACGCCCCACACTCCAGGTTCATCACCACCATTAACAACTCTAAGTGGTTGAATTTGTTCCAGAGTGCTTTTTTGCACTTTGGATTTAAGTGCCTTGATAAATCGCTTTACCTGAGCACTACGTAAAAACTGACTTGGACGCTGCTGCTCTGTAGCCTCTCCGTTTGCGACCGCCGCAGCATGGAGATCATTGAGGTTATAGCGTCCCTCGTCATCAACGCGAACGGAAACGCCGCTTACTGATACGGTTGGATATTTCATGAGATTTACCTATAGAAAGTGAGCCTGTCACACAGAGTCAGCAGCCCCGGAGTACAACTGACTCTCAGGCTCGCTTTCTGTAGGCTCCAGGATTATAACGTGCGCGTGTGAAGCGCGGTGTCAGAGGTAATAAAAAACCCGCCGGAGCGGGTTGTTCAGGGTTGGTTAACGTTTCAGGATGTGATCCGAAAATCGATCGTGGCGCGGTAAAGCCGGAAATCGGGTTCATAGCCTTGAATTTTCGTTATCTCAGTCGGAGCCATGGACTTAACGGCCTCCAGCGCATGATCGCGAATGGATCTGGCTTCCTTAATGGTCAGTGAGTAAACATCGATCTGCACTGATGTGCTGGATTCCGCCTGGCCACACAGTACGTCAGCGGAAACATCATCGACGATGGAAAAGATAATCCATGGTGGCGAGACAGACGGTTTCCCGTCACTACCTAATGGCGCAACATAGGGATATACCCGTCCTTCTGCCAGGGGAGAAAGCAAGGCGTAGATATTATCTTCATTCACTTGCTCAATACCTCATCAATAGCCTGATTCATCCTGGCAATGGCGACGCTGGCGGCCTCTTCCTCGCGAGTATCGTAAGCGGGTCGCACAAACGGATGTGCAGGCATGTTCGCGGTGCCCAGCTCAACGAATCGCCAGTAGAATGCGTTACGCGCATTACTGGCCTTCATCGTATTGTCACTGTTACCGGTTCGAAGATTAACACCACGAATATGAACCCCTGAGGAAATCTCTCCCCGCTTTCGGCTACGCTGAGTGACCACCACAACGTTTTTCTTAAGCTTCCCTGTTCGCTCAGGTGCACGAGAGATCACTTCTTCCTTGAGCACTTCTGCCCCGGCACGTGTCGCATCACGCAGAACTTTGTTGTTTTCAGCCTTACTGAGCAGTTCTAAATCCCTGGCTATGTCATTCAATCCTGAAAAATCGAGATTAATGTCAATCACTTCTCCACCCCCAGCTTGCAGAGAACCTCAAGCAGAACCCCTTTTGCATCCGGTATTGGGGGACCAACAACATTCAGGGTGTTCCCTTTAAATGGCCCTGTCGTAACCTTAATTCGGGAGGCTGCCGAAACATCATGCCGATACCGCATCCATACCCGTACTGTTGCCTCAGCTGTTTCAGCACCAGCTGCCACCAGCTCGCGCCCACTAATGCCCTTTACTTCTGCCCAGGTTTCTGCGCCGTCATGCCATGCTTCAACAGGCTGGCCAGAAGGATCTCTGGATGTTGTGATGTTCTGAACCACCACCCTGTCTCTCAATCTTCCGGCCTGCATAAAGTCCCCCTATACCCCGTAAATACGGTATGGCTGCAGTAGAGCTTCTACGGCGAAAGGCACCGCTGTTGTAATGTTTCCGATGTTCACAGCCTCTCGGTTTGCATACCAGTGACCAATCAGCAGTAGCATTGCCGCCTTAACATCATCATTCAATAGAATCGGGTCCGGGTCGTCTGCATAGCCAGGTGAGCTTTGGTTTTCATAGAGCGTTCGCCTTGTCCATGTCTGGACGTAACGGGCCGCTGCACCTGTGTAAATCTCCAGCAGAGCATCATCACCCGTAAAGTCGGTATCAATGCGGCAATGCTGTTTCACCACATTCTGATCAAGCATTTTTTTGCCCCGAAAAAAGCGGCCCGAAGGCCGCAATAGTTATCAGCTACCCGCGCCGGTGCTGAATGAACCGTACACGAACGCCTCAGGGCGTTTCACAGCCAGCGCCAGACGTTCTTCGCAGCGAATGGAGATCATGTTTTTCTCGAAGTCGTCGGCGTTTTCGGTGGAGATAACCACGTTGGCATCTTCACGATCGAACAGTTGAGCTGCGGCATTGAATGCGCCTGTCAGGAATTTGCCCTGGAAAGCTGCTGCCTCAGTTGCTACCACCGGAAGCCCCCAAAGCGTAGGGCCAGTCAGAGATGCCGGGTTAGCCAGGATATAGCGGCCCAGACTGTCTTTCGTGAGCTCAATTTTCGCCCAGTCGATGAAGTGCAGAACGTGGCCAGATGCAGGGAAACGAGCCAGTTGAGCCTGAAGCATTGCCAGGCGCAGATCATCAATCCCGTTCTGGCTCTCAACAGAAAATGCCGGGTCGAATGCTGAGGCCTGAGGAACGATGCCGTGCAGGTGCACACCAGTTCCGTCGCCGAACAAGATTTCCTGTTCCTCAACATATTTCAGGCCGTAACGCATCTCAGCGTCAACCGTAGACTGGAGTTGAGCGAAATCGTCAAGGATCTGCTTGGATGCCTTAAACATGTGCGCGATGGTTGTCACCGGCGTGATTTTAGTCGCGAATTCAATATCGCTGTAAGGCTTGGCAGTCCCCTCTGCAACGACTTTCGCTGCATTGGTAAAGCCCGTTTGCTGCACCCAGAAAATAGCCGGTGAAGATGTGCGTCCAGGCGCAATCAGATCACGAATGAAGAGACGCTGTTTTGGTGCAGTGTCGATGCCAGGCAGTCGCTGTGGTTCAACCACGCCATCTGCAACATCTGTAGAAAGCAAGGCCGCGTGAACTGGGACGCTTACGCGCTTATTGCCTTCAACGCTCGCGGCAAAGGCCTTCAACGCCTCGCTATTAATCACCACCTGTCCAACAGTTTCGGTAACTTTAGCAGCGTTGTTCAATGGCATTTGGGCAACATGCTGTTCCAGCTCACCAAGGCTGGCCTTAAGGGTTTTTTCAGCTTCCTTAAGAGCATTGAGCTCTGTCGCCATTTTATCTACAACATCTTTGGTCTGAGCTGAGAGCTGACCATTCTTTTTCGCTTCGGTCAGTGCCTCTTCTGCTTTCGCGTTGAATTTGCTGGTTGCATCTTCAATGCTGGCAGTGACTTTTTTCAGAATTTCGTTTACTTCAGACATAAAGGGTCCTTATTTGACTAACGCCGCAAGAGCGCTTTCAAGTGAATTGAGGGTTTCAGGTTTGATATCTTCGGCAGCGCCCGGCGTACCGTCGTTGGTGGTGACAGCGCCAGGCATGCCACCGGATAAGGCTTTAATGAGTTTTCTGCGCTCAGAGCGCGGGGTGTTGGTTTTAGCCAGCAGCGCATCAAGTTTTCGAAGCGCGGCCGCGGGTGATTCATCGCCATCGCTGACCGCATCAGCAGAAAGAAGGCTGTCTGCCAGTCCCTTCGCCACAGCGTCACTGCCACCGATATAACTCTCGGCATCCATCAGTTTCTGAACAGCTGCCATATCAAGGCCGGAACGCGCCGCGTAGATATCAGCCATAGCGGTATCGAAGGGCTCCAGCGAGTGTGCCAGTTCCGCAAAGTCATGGCGGTTACCCATCGCGTAGACCCAGCAGTTGTGGATCATCAGGAAGGCACCGCGGCCAATCTGAATATCATCCCCGGCCATCGCAATTATCGAGGCGGCACTGGCGGCAATGCCCAGCACCTTCACCGTTACACGGCCTTCGTATTCGCGGAGCAGGTTATAAATAGCCAGACCTTCGAACATGTCGCCGCCCGGTGAGTTGATATTCACCGTGACGTCGGCACCGTTCATCGCCCGAAGCGCACCGGCAATACGTTTAGCTGTTACCCCTTCGCCCCAGTAGTCCTGCCCGATAACATCGAAAACAGAAATGCTGTTATCGTCGGTGGCCGCAGCTTTGATCCCACCGTCCCAGCGGTCCAGTGCGGACGGTAATGTTTCACAGGTAACGCGCGCGCAGGGGCGACCCGCCGGTGCTACCGGAAGTTGTTTTTTGCTCATCAGGAAAGTGCTCCTAAGCGGCCTGTTTCAGCGGAGATTGTTCAAAGGAAATGTCAGGGAATACGTGGTTATGCAGCTCTCGCAGGGCGAGGGCCTGAACAGCAGGGTTGTTGCTTTCAAGGTTTTTCAGTTGCGTCAGGTTGAGCTGAACCGTGTAAATGTCGCCCCCTTCAATCGGTGGCATGTTCTCAAGACGACGAACGTCATTACGGGACATCCAGCCATTCTGAAGCGCGCTGGTATAGTATGCCGCGCGACCTGCACTATCGGCTCGCAGTAGACCTTCAACAGAGAACTCTGCAAACACTTCATCATCGCTGTCGAGTAAACACCGGCCAATTTCCTGCTCAATATTCACCAGCAGCGGTCGAAGAGTATGAGTCAGGAACTGCAGGTTCATGCCCTCAAGGCTAGATGCCCAACTGCTTTGTTTCGTGGTGTGGCCAACCATGAAAGGAGGCACCCGAAACCAGCGGCAGATTTCCTCAATACTGAATGAGCGGCTTTCCAGCATCTGGGCGTCTTCAGGATTCATGGTAACGCCCTGGTACTTGAGCCCTCCCTCCAGCACCATTATTTTTCCGGCATTCTTTGAACCGGTGAACTTTGCCATGTATTCCCGGAGCCTTTCCCTCTGCTCATCGTTTAATGCTTGCTCCGCTGTCAGGAAGCCAGAACTCTGTAACCCTTGCTCGAATATTTTTGCCGCAGACTCTTCTACCGCCATCGCAGAACCGATCACATCCCGTCCAGTCTTCATCGGCATCATGCCGCAAACGCCATCCAGACCGAACCCGCGAATATGCATGATGTTTTTGACGGGAATAACGCGTTTGCTACCGTTTTCGGTGTATTTGTATTCCAGCGCCCCGGTAGTGAGGCGTTTAACCACCATGTTCTGCGGCAGTAAAGGCACCAGCGAAACCAGGCGGTTTGCGATGAATTTCTTCTCAATGAAGGCGTTTCCGCGCAGGCAAATACTGGCGACCACCATCAACATAAAGCGTGATGGTGTCATTTCTGAATTGGGTCGGCGGCACAGTATCGAATAGGCCGGATGATCGGTTGCCGCTTTACGCGAACCGTCAGGCTGTCGAACGTATATTTTAAGCGGAAGGGTTGAAATAGACTCGCTTAACAGTCTAACACATGCCCACACAGCCGATAGCTGGATGGCTTTATCGGCCGTGACTACCTTTCCGCTGCTGCTGGTGCCAAACCATTCCTCCCAGAACGTGCCGGTAGTCAGGCTGATAGGCACACCAAGCCAGTTAAGCAGAGCGCTTTTCACCCTGCCTGGCTGTTTGTTTTTTTTCATCAGAAACCTACCATGATGGGATTATTGAAGAATCCGGAGAGATCCTGCTGGTCGTTACCACCGTTAACCAGAACGCGGCTCATTGCTGTGAACAATGCCGCCGGGCCATCAATCTTGGCCTCTGGTGTGGACTTGTTCGGGAAAATGTTCTCGTTCCGGTCAGGTTTGACGGTTACGTTGGACATCATCCAGTTCATTACCGGGTGATCGCTGTGATGGAAGCGGCCACCGTATACCAGTGCTTCGACCTCTTTCATCGCCTCAGAGAAATTGCGAACCGTCTGCGGTACCTCCACCAGCGGCAGCCCTTCTTCTGCCAGCGCAAGGCTGAACTGCGTCGCACTCCACGGATCGAAGCCAATTTCTTTCAGGCTCTCACCAGCAACCCACAACTGTAGCTCTTCCTTAATCTGAGCATGGTCGATTACATCACCGTCGGTAAGGATCAGCTTGTCCATCCCGGCCCACTTACGATAGAGCTCTGCCATCTGGCGTGAAC